GTGACTACCAAGTAGAAACAATTAATAAATTTTTAGAAGCACCACAAAGCCTACAAGAAATTGCCACTGGTGCAGGTAAAACAATTATTACTGCCGCACTTTGTAAGTTAGTTGAACCTCATGGACGTACACTAACAATCGTTCCTAATAAAAGTTTAGTAACACAAACAGAAGAAGACTTCCTTGCTTGTAACTTAGACACAGGGGTTTATTTTGGCGATAGAAAAGAAGTAGGCAGATATAATACAATCGCAACTTGGCAATCAATTAATGTTCTTGAGAAAAAAGATAAAGTAGAATTTAAAGAAGTAATGCAAGGAATACAAACAGTAATTGTTGATGAGGTGCATATGGCAAAAGCAGACGTACTAAAAAGATTATTAACAGGAGCATTTGCAAACGCAGGTATACGTTGGGGACTAACAGGAACCATACCTAAAGAAGAATATGAATTTGTGGGAATAAAATGTTCGTTGGGTGATGTCACGCACAGAATCCCTGCAAAGGAATTACAAGACAAGGGTGTGTTAGCAAAATGTCATGTTAATGTTTTACAAACACAAGACCACCCAATATTTAAAAGCTATCCGGAAGAACTAAAGTGGCTTACAACCGACGACACTAGGACAACATGGATTGCAAATACAATTAGTGATATTGCAACATCGGGCAATACACTTATACTTGTTGATAGAATTTCAGCTGGTGAGACGCTTAATAAAAAAATAAAAAATTCAGTGTTTATATCCGGAGCAACCAAAAACATAGAAAGAAAAGAACACTACGACGAAGTGTCTACAGCAGAAAGCAAAATTATTATTGCCACATATGGAGTGGCTAGTATTGGAATCAATATTCCTAGAATATTTAATCTTGTTCTTATTGAATCTGGTAAATCCTTTGTTCGGGTAATACAAAGCATAGGAAGAGGAATAAGAAAAGCAGAGGACAAAGATTATGTACAAATTTGGGATATAACTAGTAGTTGTAAGTTTGCAAAAAGACATTTAACACAAAGAAAAAAATTTTACAGAGAAGCCAATTATCCATTTAAAATTGAAAAAATAGATTATGAAAATCCTTACATTAGATAATAAAACATATACTTTAGAAAAAATACCCGAATGGGTTGATGAAAAATTAAGATTTGCTGTATTAGATAATGCAAACCCAGAAGAACCGGATTTCTTTTATATTCCATTAATATTTCTTGAGAGTTTTAGTGCACCGGCGGCAGTCCTAGAAATTGGTCCTTATAAAATAAAAATGCCATTAGATTGGAAAATGCTAATCGGAGAACAAGGACAACCTGAGATGCACGTGTTGCCAATCACTAGTTTGAATGACAGAGGCTTTGACGCTTTTACATTCAATCCGTTATCGAGTGCAAAACCAGATTTTTATCCAATTGACATTGTAGACATTTATACAGAAGTAAAATGGTATTTTCCTAAAATTAAATCAGGACAATTATTAGCAGTTCCTTTACAGGATGGTCCAAAACCAATATGTGCTTATTTTGTAAAAGATATTTCGAGACAATGTGAACAAATCGATTATGGCAACGTCTGGTAGAAAAACAATTAAAATTGATGCACCTATAATGAAAATACAAGGTGCTTATGTTTGGATGGACAAAAATTGGCCAATGAAGTTTTTTGATTGGATGATAGATGAAAAATTAAATACCAAACTTTCTGGTATGAAACAGATGAATAATAAGTTAAAATTAGAATTTATAGATGGCAAAAGTGCTACATTATTTGTATTAAAATATGACAAACAGAAAATTTTTTGAATTAAGAAACGGATTAAAGGCCGTGGATTTTCGTAATAAGGACTATTATGATAGAATAGATGACCACGAACGATCATTATATTCACCTTATATGTTAATGAGATATGCTTCAAGTGTCTCATCTAAAGATCCTTTTTATGTTGAGCACTACGTAGAAATGATTAATGAATGCGTTAACAAACATTGTTTCAGTCTTGGCAAACATAAAAAATTATTATGGATATTAACTGCTATGTGTGGTGCGTTAAAACAACAATTCCATCCATGGATTAAACCAATGAAACGTGTTCCAAATAAAAGTTTAAAACAATTACAACAATTATATCCTAATATGAAGGAATCAGATCTTGAAACACTTGATACTATTATAACAGATCGTGAGCTTGAAGAATTATTAGAATCACATGGAATCAAATCTAAATAAATGTACCTATTGCGATAAAGAATTCGCTAGAGAAAGAACACTACAAGTTCATTTATGTGAACCCAAAAGAAGACATTTACAAAAAAATGAAAAATGGGTGCAAAATGCTTTCATGGTATTTCAAAGATTTTATGAGATACACCAAAACAATAGTAAATCAAAAACATATAAAGATTTTTGTAGTTCAGCATATTATAATGCATTTGTAAAGTTTGGTAGATATATTATGCATATCAATCCATTATATCCAGAAAAATATATTGACTATATTATACTATCAAAAATTAAATTAGACCATTGGGCTAGAGATGATTTATACGAAACATATCTTATAGATACATTAAAAGCAGAACCAGTTGAAGAGGCTATGAGGAGAAGTATAGCAACTATGATGGATTGGGCTGATGAACAAAATGCACAATGGTCTGATTATTTTAGATTAGTAAACACAAACAGAGCAGTACAGCATATCCAACAAGGAAAAATTTCTCCATGGTTATTACTTGGTTGCTCGGCAGGTAAAAAAATGTTAAACTTATTTACAGATGAACAATTACAAATAACACAAAGATTTATTAATCCAGCATACTGGGCAAATAAATTTAAAAGTTATCCAGCAGATCATTTGTTTGTACAAGAAACAGCTAAGGAGGCTAAAATTGAGTAAAATAGATTTTGAAGTTGCTGACGAATTAGAATTTGAAGATGGTGACTGTTGTGTTATAATAAAAAGAAATGGAACAATAGGTAGAGTAGTGATGCCAGATATAAATCAAGATATTATAAAAACTAAAGGATATAAAAAATTACTAGACGTGTTAGAAATATTAAAACCGGGTTCAAGAAACGAATTTATAAAACATAATCAGATGAAAGGGAGTAAACTTTTACACTAATGCCTGATGTGGATATAGATTTTTTTGATAGAGACGGAACATTAAGATTGTTCAAACACGCACCAGCATCTATAATTAAAGATGGCAAAATAGAAAAGCACAAAACTGGAGTTTACTTTCATGCTGTGCCTACACACCCAATTACAGGACATTCAACTTTAGATTATAAAAAAGCAGAAGAAAGAGGCTACTTTAAAATAGATTGTCTTAATGTAAGCATCTATAAAAATATTAAATCTGAACAAGAACTTGTTGAATTAATGATTGAAGAACCGGATTGGGATATGTTAAAAGACCCAAAAGTTGTTGAAAACCTTTTTCACCTAAATAACCATTTTAACATTGTATCCAAATTAGAACCTAAAAACATTGAACAACTTGCGGCTGTATTAGCAATTATACGCCCAGCTAAAAGAGGATTAATGTATAAGAACTGGGTAGATATTCTTAAAGAGGTTTGGCTTAAACCAACTGATGGTTCATACTTTTTCAAAAAGTCACACGCAATTGCTTATGCTCATGCAATCGTTGTACAAATGAATTTATTAAAGCGTAATAAATATAACTTTAGTGCAACGCAGGAAACGTAAACCCACTAAAAAACGTAAGAAACAAATCTCCACCCATCGTTCAGAACCTTTTGGTTATCAACCAGACAATCCGTTGACGATATATTACGCAAAGTATATTGAAGGGGAAAAAGAAGTTAGGTAGGTTTTCGAACAAGTTGTATTGTTCTACGTTTCACTCTCTTCTTTGATATATTAGATAATCTTACAGTTGGTCCTTCAACTATTTCAACATCTTTTGAATTTAAAGTTATTAAAGTAGATCTAAAATATTTAAAATCACCTTTTAGAAATATGTTAATTGGTAATTTACGATTTGATTCATGCCACCAAATTTCACCACATTTCAAATATTTCATCTTATCTTGTGGTTGCATTAATCTACCATAATCATAAAAACTAATAACATTATTATCTTGGTTCTGAACTATACCAACAAATTCCATATCTCCCTTCCTTATAAGGCTTAAAAATGGAAATTTATCTCTTAATGTTTTAAAAATTTCATTCATACTCTATCTATAAATACTGTTAAATATGTACTATGCAAACAGTCTCAAGGTATTTACTAACAAACTCGGTAATTGTTTACCAAAGCGGTTATCATGGAAGGAATTCAAAAGTGTACGATAGACGTCTACAAGTGTATAGAGGTGTATGGAACCCGCTTACTTTTACCTTCAAAAACGAAGATCAAAAGGCTCAAAATGTGGTTGGAAAGACTTATACCTTTAATATTGTTGATACTGAAAGCAAAAAAGCAGTAGTTACACGAAACCTTAAAATACTTGACGATGGGTCAACTCAAGCGTCAAAAGGTACTGCTTCAGTAGATATTACAGAGGGCGATCTTTTACCTTTAGATGCAAAATTTTATGAGTATTCTATACAAGAAGTACTAACAGATGGTAGTACTTTAGTAACTTACGCAGATACAAACTATGTAAGTAGTGGTACTATTGAGGTGCTTGATGGTGCTTATCCACAATTTTCAGCAAGTATATCAGTATCAGATTTTACTGGTTCTGGAGGACCATTGCAAAAAACATCAGGATCTATTAGTGCTAATCCTGGTAGTAATAATAATAAAGCACTACACACAATTGCTGTGTATACCAAAAACTTTTCGGGTGCTTTAAGAGTACAAGGTACTATGTCTTCTTCTCCTGCAGATGCAGACTATTTTAACATTACTTTAGATGGAGAATCATCTCCTGTAACTTTTTCCAGTTCTACTACTGTTGCCAACTATAACTTTTATGGTGTTTTCCATTATGTAAGATTTAGTTGGGATAACGACACTGGTAATACTGGAGTCATTGACAAAATCCTTTATAGACGTTAAAATATAAGGTATGAACCTGATCCAGAATACAATTCTGAATTCATTACCTGCGAACAAAAAGAAAACACCTTCCGGATGGATTTCTTTTAATGCTCCTTGTTGCATTTATAATGGGGAAACTCAAGACAAGAAAAAACGTGGTGGTATAATGGCTGGAGCTGATGGCACAATATCATATCATTGTTTTAATTGTGGCTACAAAGCCAGTTATGTTATAGGAAGAAAATTAACTCAAAAAATGAGAACATTTATGGGTTATATTGGTATAGCAGATGATACAATCAAAAAACTTGCTATTGAGGCTATGCGTCATGAAGAGGGTGACACAAAATATGAAAAGAAAAAGTTTGTAAGTTTTCATAAAAAACAAATGCCTAAAAATACACACAGCCTTGACGTGTGGTTAGAAAAATATGTTGCAAAAGATTTAACTGCACCCCAATATAATAAAATTGACGGCTTGTTAAATTATCTTAAAGTAAGAGGCATAGATCCTACATGGTATGATTTTATGTACTCACCTGATATGTATTTTAATTTTAATCAACGTTTAATTATTCCGTTCTATTGGAGGGGTGACGTTGTAGGTTACACTGGTAGACTATTTGAAGATATTGAAAAAGTAAAATATGTTACAGATGTGCAACCGGGTTATGTGTTTAATATGGACACGCAAGATTGGACAAGAAAATTTGTTATTGTAACAGAAGGACCGTTTGATGCTATTACCGTTTCTGGAGTAAGCATACTAGGATCAGAGATAAATGACGTACAGCGAGAGCTGATAAACAATTTAAATAGACAGGTAATTGTAGTACCTGATAGAGATGCACCGGGAGAAAAATTGATTAATCAAGCAATAGAATTTGGATGGAGTGTTGCGTTTCCAGAATGGGATAAAACGGTTGATGATGTAGCTGATGCTGTGTTAAAATATGGAAGACTGTTTACTATACAATCGATATTAAAATCAACAGAGTCTAGTAAACTTAAAATAGATTTAAAGAGAAAGATGTATGGCTGATTATAGTTTTGATATACAAAAACTTTATTTAGAAATGTTCTTAGCAGATGCTGAATCGTTTGCAAGAGCAAGTAATATCTTTACACCAAAAAGTTTTGATAGAAAATTACAACCTATTGCAAAATTTATTAAAAATTACGTAGAAGAATACAAAGTTATGCCTGAAGTTGATCAGGTTAATGCTAAACACGATATCAAATTAAAAGGTGCAAAAGATTTAGATCCATCTCACTTCTCATGGTTGTTAGATGAATTTGAAACATTTTCTAGACATAAGGCACTTGAAGGTGCAATACTCCAATCAGCTGACTTACTTGAAAAGGGCGACTATGCTCCAGTAGAGGATATGATTAAAGATGCAGTTGCAGTTGGATTAACTCGTGATCTAGGTACAGACTACTTTGAAGATCCAAAAAGTAGACTTGAGTTCTTAAAGAGCTCAAACGGACAAGTCAGCACAGGTTGGCCAGCAATTGACAAGAAACTCTTTGGTGGATTTAATAAAGGTGAACTAAACATTTTCGCAGGCGGATCAGGCGCAGGAAAAAGTTTGTTCTTACAAAATCTTGCAGTTAACTGGGCAATGGCTGGCTTGAACGTAGTATACATATCTTTTGAATTATCTGAATCGTTGGCGGCTATGAGGATAGATGCAATGACAACTAACATACCAACAAGGCAAGTTATGAAACAAATGTCTGATGTTGAGATGAAAGTTAAAATGCTAAAGAAAAAAGCAGGTAACTTACAATTAAAATATATGCCAAGTGGTTATACAATAATGGATATTAAAACTTATATAAAAGAATTAGAACTTAAAAACAAAAAGAAAATAGATTGTATACTAATTGATTACTTAGACTTAATGATGCCAAAAAGTAAAAAGGTATCTCCAAGTGATTTGTTTGTAAAGGACAAATACGTATCAGAAGAATTAAGAAATTTTGCAGTAGAGAAACAATGTTTATTAGCAACAGCATCACAATTAAACAGAGCAAGTGTTGAAGAAATAGAATTTGATCATTCTCATATAGCAGGTGGACTATCTAAAGTACAAACAGCAGATAATGTGATAGGTATCTTTACAAGTAGAGCTATGAGAGAGCGTGGAAGATATCAAATACAATTCATGAAAACCAGATCAAGTTCGGGTGTTGGACATAAAGTTGATTTAGAGTTTGACATTGAAACATTAAGAATACGAAATCTTGAAGAGGAGGAACAAAAATCTTCATTTGCATATAAAACATCAACAGTGTATGACACACTTAAACAGAAGTCAAAAATAACTCCTTCCGATGCAACTCCTAACTTAGACCCTACCAAAGGTGAAGCTATGGGTGTTAAACAAAAAGCAGAAGTTGAAGGTACTAAATTAAGAAAACTACTAAACGAACTACACTCAGACGAAGAGCAGTAAGCGTAAATTTTTTAAATTGTGTTTTTTAAAAATACGCGAATGCGTAAAAATGCGTAAAGACAACCTGTCCTTTTTGAACTAACCACCTTTAATTGTATGTTCTGTAAAATTGTAGCACCTTATACTAACACTTTAAATAGTACATTATGGGAATACACTACGACTATAAAAGCACTAGGGCTGAGAAGCATTTACGTAAGAAGCAGAAAAAAGACGAAAGACGTAATCGTAAAAAACGTACGACTAAATCTTCTGAAAATGTTATTCCGTTAGATAAACTAATAACACTTGATATGTTAACAGACCCTAAAAGAAATGACATTTAATATTAGTAGTCACCAAATATATCGCTTTCCGTGTATTGGTGTATGCAGTATAGATGCGGAAAGCGGATACTGTTTAGGATGTAGTCGCACTGAAGAAGAAGTATATAAGTGGGAAGATCCAAATACTACTGACGAATGGAAGAAGAAGAACGAAGAAGAATTAAAAAATAGATGATAAATCAGAGACTATTTGATCATTACAAAATAGACACAAAGAAAAATTTACAAATTAAAAATATATGTCCAAGGCCATATGATACTATCTTAATAGATAAAAATGGATCTTGTTATGCTTGTGAATGCACATCGTGGTTACCACAAAGCATAGGAAACTTACAATTACAAAACTTATCTGAAATTACTGGGTCAGAAATACACAACCTTTTGCGAGAATCTGTAAGTGATGAAACATATCGTTACTGCAATGAGCACCAATGTTCTTATATAAAATCTGGAGCAGTATTAAATGATAATACAAATAAACTTAGACATCTACGTTTAGCTATTGACGATTCTTGTAATTTAAGATGTCCTAGTTGCAGAAAAGGATTAATATTTCATAAAAACGGATCAGCATTTAGATTAGGCATTAAACTTGCTAATAAAATTAATAATTTTTTACAACAAGGAATAAATTATGATTTATTCCCCACACCCATTACAGTACATATAGGTTCGGATGGCGATCCTTTTGCTTCACACGTGTACAGACATTTCATGGAACAAACACCAAAAAGCAAAATGATTCGTTATTCTATTTTGACAAACGCACTTATGTTTGAGGACTTTCATACAAAAGTACCACACATTATAAACAGTTTAGACGAATTAGGAGTTAGTATTGATGGTGCTAGTAAAGAAACGTATGAGAAACTAAGACTAGGTGGCAAGTGGGACAACATTCATCGCAATTTAAAATGTATAGCTAACTTAAAACAAAAACATAATTTTAGATTTATATTACACTTTGTTGTACAAAAAGACAACTATCACGAAATGGAAAAAATTATTGACCTAGGCGAACAATACGGTGCTGACAGAGTTTGGCTTAACAAGATTGAAGACTGGGGTACCATAGACGATTTTAAAACACAAAACATATTTGAAACAACAGATTACAAACGTCAACTAGACAATGTTGTGCAACGTATACAAAAACGCAATGATAGATTTATTGAGTGTCCTACATTAATAAGTGAAGCAGTTCGTTATAGAACCAAAAAATAATTTTATATTTCGCCTAGTTGACCTTCGTTTATGTTCTCTTTAAAACGTTTTACGTGTGTTTCTCTTGCCCACTGTTCTTCTTCTTTAGTTGGATTTAAATAATTTATTGGTTCTTTATAGAAACAAAAACTAAATTGTAATCTAGGTATTTTTGGATTTTTACCCATGTCTATTCCGTGTAAAATATCAGAACGTAATACAATTGGTGTAATACACTCAACTCTGTCTATTTCGTTCCTATCTTCATCATACCAGGTATTATAGGTATTTTTAGTGTTTAATACTGGAAAATTTATTTTTGCTATTACCGGGGGTCTGTCTATATGAGTTTCTACTTGGTGAGTGGAATTGGTCCCCCAGTAAGTATAAGACATATCTCTAACTTTTAAATGCATACTATCAAACCATTTTCGCAATTCTAAATTTTCGTTTGATGAATAAAAATATTGTTTAACTTGTTCGCGGGTACAGGTGTTCCAAAAGCCTTTGGGTTTATCGTGGGCGGTAATACCTAAAAAAAATCCGTACAGGCTATCAGCAATTTTTTGTTGCTTTTCGCAATCCAAAATAAAATATGACTTCATGTGCAGTATTTAAATACTCTTTAACACTCATATGAAAATTGCGATTACAGGACATAAAAAAGGTATTGGTAAAGCATTTGCAGAACAACTTGCTGAAAAAGGACACGAAATAGTTGGTATATCTAGAAGTGATGGAGAAAACATTCGTAGAACAACACACACAGCATCGTTAATAGAACCCTGTGATTTGCTTATAAACAATGCTATAAGTTTTTATGCACAAACAGAACTTCTATTTGAAGTTTGGCATAGGTGGTCTACAGCAAAAGAAGTTCACTACATCTGGAACATATCAACAAAACTTTGTGAACATACTGAAGATATTACTATAAAGGGATTAACAATGAGAGAGTCAATGCAATATAGAAACCAAAAGATGGCTCTTGAATTGGCACACCAGCAACTTGAATCACAACCTAGTAATATTAAGATGTCACTAATACGTCCAGGAAGTGTTAACACACAAACATTTAGTGAAGCAAACAGTATATCTGCTGAAGAATATGTCAAGGGAGTATTAAATGCTTACCCACTGGAATAAACTTATTAATACCGACTGTACTGTTATTGATATTGGGGTTAATACAATCTATCCTATATTTAAAAATGGCTCTAGTAGTTTAATGGCTGTTGCAGATAAAACTTATGTTAACAAACAAATTGCTAATTGTAACAATATTATTATACTGTTAAGAGATCCGGAAGAGCGTTTTGTTTCTGGAATCAATGAATACTGTAAACAAAACAATCTAGATGTTAGAGACACATGGGAATTAGTTTACAACGACAAAATAATAAACAGACATTTTGCTCCACAATGGTTATGGCTATTTCATTTATATAAATTTTATCGAGGCAAGGTAATATTAAAACCGTTTAAAACTATAAAGGAATATTGCAAAGTTCATACAAACAAAGAAAAAAAGAAAACAGATGTTGCTTTAATAAAACAATTTGTTGAGGTGGATTATGAACTAATAGAAAACCATTTAAACAAACCTATATTACTTGAAAAATTAATTAGAAAGTATAAAAATGTTTTGTCCTAGGCTAGAACACTTTATTAGATTAAATCAAGATGGCACTATTGGCAAGTGTGGACATATGGTTAAAGCTAAAGGATTTAAAACATTTAACGAATTACATAACAGTCAATGGCTTAAAAAAATACAAATGGATATGATTTTTGACAAGTGGCCAGATGAGTGCATGAGGTGTAAACAAACAGAAGATACAACAGGTGAAAGCATTCGTACTAAAAGTATAACAAGACATAAGATGTTACATCCACTCAAAGAAGATTACTTGGTTGTTGGTGGTGTGTTAGATAATGTATGCAACAGTGCTTGTCAAACTTGTAATGCTGGACTATCAACCAAAATTGGTAGTTTAGAAAAAAATTATATAAAAACAAATAACTTTGCAAAGTTTCTTAAACTTCCACAAAGTAGAATTTTAGAAGTAGATGTCAATGGTGGTGAACCTACTGCTAGTAAAAATTATAAAAAATTATTAGCTAACTTGCCTCGTAAGACAAAAATAGTTAGAATGAATACCAACGGTTCAAGAATGATTGATGAAATAATAACATTACTCAAAAAGAAAATTATGGTTATTGTTACAATAAGTCTTGATGGTGTAGGTGATGTTCACGACTATGTACGTTGGCCAATTAAATGGAAAGATTATACAAAAACTGTAGAAAAATATAAAAAATTACAAGAACAATACAAACTACTTAAATTAGATTTTTGGACTACTGTTAGTTGCTTAAACGTAGGAGACTTACCTAACATTATAGAATATGCAAAAAATAAAAACATACCACACGCATGGGCATTTTTGAACACGCCTGATGCTTTAAATGTAAAATATAAAAACAATTTAACAACCAATGCCAAACATATAGCACCAGATAAAATTGCTATTGCTGAAAATAATTCTAACCAACTTAGACTTTTTATTAAAAAACAAGACTATGTTAGAAAAATTAATATTAGAGATTATTTGAGTTTTAATCTAAACTTATTTAGGAATAATTTAGCAAATCTTTTATGATGTTCTACACCATAATGTATAAGATCTTTAGCTAAATTTGGTTCAGTTATTCTTTTTCTTTGTGCACCTTCTCCAAGATGTTTATCCCATACTGGCCAGCAGTTTTTAATAGTTGTATCACTAAAAATGTTTGCTACTTTTGGTGTGTTGTACACTTCTTGAGCAAAGCAATGAAATGTTTTTGCTTGTATTTTTTCTGCAAATTTTTCAACAAAAAAAACATTTTTTAAAAAGTTATTAAGATCTGTACTTTCATTTTCGTCTTTTAGTCTTGGATTATTACTTGTTAAATTTTCGGGTTTTCGATCTAATCTTTCTCTACGACTCCATTCTGGCCAACATACAATTATTATATTAGGAAACAATACTTTTTCACAACCATACAAAATACGCACAATTTTATCAGCACTTGCACCTGGTTGTCCTAAATTCCAATATCTTAATCTATCAGTATTATGTTTTGAAAGAAAACTTACCCAATACTCATTATCGTCTGAGCCAACACCAAACGTATGTGAACAACCTAATATCACAACATTCTTTTTTCCGTCTGGTACATTAAATTCAGGACAACGATATCCATGAGAATTTAATTTATAAGAGAATTGTTTTATTTTACTTTTACTAATAAAAGTTGGCTGTTCTTCTGACTTGGGTAATTCCTTATCACTGTAATATCCAAACTTCATAAAAGTAATTATAGAAAGAGCATGGCGGTCTGTATGGGATTCGAACCCATGATCTTCCCCGTGACAGGGGGACGTGTTGACCGCTACACTAACAGACCGTTATGATCTATTCAGTTACTGGGCAGTTTGGATTTTCAAGTGCATCATCCAATCGCCATTTTGCATCATTTAAAGCTAAAGTATTTGCAGATAATTCAGCTTGTAAGTTAGCAACTTCTACTTCTAGGTCAACTCTTACAGAGTCTACTTGATTTAGTTTAGCACTAACTTCGGTTGCTTGTCCTTGCCATCCTAAAATTTCGCTTTGTAATCCTGCTATCGCATCATCACGAACAGCTACTTCCATTGCCATTGCTTCTAACGTAGTTTCATTTAACGCCTCTAACGTTGAAATTTCTGTAATAGCATTGTCTAGATCTGCTTGTAAACCTTTAATAGATTTAGAGTTATCTGATACAATGTATAACAAAGCAACTACAAGAATAAAGTAAGCCCATGAAGCTGGTCTGCCAAGTTCTTTTTTTATTTTTTCTATCATAGTATTATTATTATATAGTCATATTACACTATCTTGCAAGAAAATATTTTGGTGGACCGACGGGGGATCGAACCCCGGACCTCCTGAATGCAAATCAGGCGCTCTCCCAGCTGAGCTATCAGCCCACAGTAATTATGAACCAACCATACCAAAAACACCAAGTTCGCCTTTATTACCAAAAAGTGGTAATAACGTCCATTTTTACTTTTATGTGGTGCCCCCAGATGGACTTGAACCACCAACCTACTGATTACAAATCAGTTGCTCTACCAGTTGAGCCATGGGGGCATAATGCACATCTTCTTTTACTTACAATTTTCCAATGCATGGTTAAAAAATTTGTAATAAACTTCGGTTGTAGGATTTTTTGGTTCATCCATTTGTAAAGAGTTAATATGGTTTGGGTGTAACGATTCGTCTACAAGATTTGTTTGTAATAATTTTTTTATATAGGTTTCTGAGTTATCAATTGCGTCTATTAACGATTGTTGACTAATACCTAATTTTTCTTTATGTTTACCAAACCATTCTATATATTTTCCAAGTAATAACGGAACCTCTGGAAGTTCTTCATGAACAATAAAATCAACAATGTTTTTATTACCTGTTACTCCGGAGGTCCATGCACTACAAATATAGTTTGGACAATCTTGTAATGCTTTGTTTAATATGTTAACTTCTTCTTTTAACAAACGTTTTAAGTATTCATTTAATTCTTTTTTAGTTTTATGATCGGGCGGACATAGTTTAAGTTCTTTATTTTTTCCTCTACCAACTTCAGTAAGTCCTACTATTACGTAAGGTGTGTGTCCTAGTTGTTTAATTGCTTCAACATTCTTTATAGTTCTTTGAATTATATCGTGGTTGTTGTCGCCTGGTACAGCATTATTGATTACCAACCAATTTTTAAACATACCATAATGTTGTTCTAAAAACTTTATTATCCTAGGAACTTGTAACCAACTGTCGCCATCAATGTATAAAACTTTATTCATTTTGTAATATATTATAGTACTTAATATGCTGTTAGTCTAGCCTTTTAAACGCACACAGAAGCACGTATACGCATGGTAAAGGTGTTGATGGAGTAACTGGTGCTACTCTTTTCTCATACCATTAAACACTGTTATTTTGAGTTTTGAATTATCTGCGTCAATTGATTTAAACATATCAAAATCAATATTTAATTTGTCTAATAATTTATCCATTGCCCGTACATCTTTTGGTAAACACATACCTCCATATCCTTTTAGGTCATCATTTACATCTAGGTATGTGTCTTTGCATCTGCCGCCTTTAACAAAAGCATTTTTAATTTTGGTATAATCACAATTGGTTTTTTCACATAACTCATTCATTATGTTTGCAAAATTAATCTTGGTAGCGGCAAATACATTGTTATAATATTTTAAAATCTCTGCTTCGGTTGGTTTTAATCTTACTTTATCTTTTGGATAATGTCTGTGTGCTTCTACAATTTTTTGGTAAACAAAAGGATCGTTTGTTCCAACTGCAAGTACATTATGATTATTAACAAAATCATCTTCTGCACAACGTTCTCTTAAAAACTCTGGAACAAAACAAATAGTTAAATCAGTAAAAGTGTCAATGGTTTGTTGTGTAAATCCACATTCAACAGTAGACTTAATTGCTATTATGCCTTTATATTTTAACTGTTCTAACTCTTGTATTACTGCTGTAATAATTGATGTATCGCAACTGCCATCATCTCCTTGGGGTGTTGGTACACATATAAAAACTATTTCAGTATCAATAACATCTTTAACTTGAGATTGTAATTTAAGATCATGACATACAACAGTATGATTTAATTTTTCAAATCCGTTTTTAATTGCTGTACCTACTACACCTACTCCTACGATACCTATTTTCATCTTAGAGCCTCTATTGTTTTTGCGAGTCCTTTATGTAAAGGAGTATAATCATCAAACATTATCAACTCTCGTAATTGTTTAGTATCCGGACATCTACGTTTAGCACTACCTTCTGGTCCTTTATTAATTTTAAGTTTGGTAGGATCAACTCCCATTATATCTAAAATACATTTAGCAACATCTTCTATTTGTGTTTCTTCTTGTCTTCCTACGTTTACAATTTTATTTTTTGTATTTTTTACTAACTCGTGTGTTAGAAAAACTACATCATCAATGTAACAAAAACTTCTTGTATCGTTTCCATTAATATAATATTCTCCTTGTTTAACACGTTCAACAAATTCACTTATAAAATGATCTTTTTGTTTGGGACCATATACATTAAAATAACGCAACACTAACCAGTCAAGTCCACAATTAGCAATTAAATTTTCACCTAATGCTTTTGGTATACTATAACTCCATCTAGGATTTGTAATATCATTAAACATTACAGGAACATTTTCATCTGTAGGTACAGGATATAATTCTTTATCTATTGCTCCGTTAAAAATTTCACAAGTGCTTGTAAAAACAAATTTAGTATTTGTATTTTTATATCTTTCAATTAAGTTAAATGTTGGCAATGTATTGTTAAACGAAACTTCTGTTGGCGTTTTATAAAATAAACCTGTGCCGTTTGTTGCCGCCATATGTACAACAACATCGCAATCTGGCATACCACTTGTTACTGCTTTATCTTTAAGATCTTGTCCGTCTGCTGAATCATACGTAACCACTTCATGATAATTTTTTATAAAGTCATAATAGTGCGAACCAATAAATCCTTTGTGTCCTGTTAATACTATTTTCATTATTTCCAATACAATTGTTCTGTTCTTTCACTTTTAATTTTGTCTTTAAAATCTTCTATGCTTGATTTACCTTGTGCTTTTCTATTGTCTCCTTTGAGATGATCCATAAATGTTCCTAATATCGAATTAACAAAAGGATGTTTTTTACCTAATCCAGATTCTCCTGTTATATCGTTACTAGAAGTACTATACTTGTTTTCAATTTCTTTTCTTGCAATATCAAATGTAAAACAATCTACCTGATATTCTAATTCAAACATCTTGCCTGATGTATATAAATTTTCAAACACATCTGCAAATTTTTTTATGTTAGGGTGTTGCAAATTATACATAATAAACCCTGTTTCAGAAAAAGGTAATCGTTTATTATTTGGTCTTCCTATATATGCACACAAGTTATTATCTGGTAATAACTCTTCTAGTTTTTGCATTGGTGGCGTATCAAATGTAAGTGTATCTGCATCTATAAAAATTATTTTATCTGCTTTACTGTTTCTTATCATATGACACTGTGCAAATACTTTGTAACAATGTTTTATTGCATTATATCTAAAATCTTTTTTATCATTTCTTATTCCGTTTGCTTTGGGGGTGTTATACCGATCTAAGTATGGTTTAAGTTCTGGACATACTTCAAATATATCATATTCTTTTACTCTATCTAAACGCAAATTGGGCTGAATGTTTTCACAATACAAATGTATTTTGACTTCTTGTGGCCAATACTTTAGAAATGTTTTTACCATTCTTTCTCCATACGAATGCCATCCTGCTTCGTGAAACGTAGTAAAAATTTCTATCATTGTCAATATTTACTACAAAAATATTATTGGTTACTATTTCTTATAACCATAAGTAAACTTACTATGAGAGATAAAATACACCTAATTAAACATTCAAAAAAACTTGCTGAAAGTAAAAAAGAAAAAACACTATTCAGAACTCAACGTCACCCCGTTGAAGCTGGCGCCCATGGTACTCTTAATTACACAATTAAAAAAGGTGTAAATAAGAACAAAATTGCTGACAATAAAATCATTAAAAGCAAATAAAAGTCCTACATTACCAATTGTAAATAATCGTGTATATGAAAAAGATGTTAAAAAAATTTTGGGATTGGAAAATAAAACTAATCCGTGACTATCCGGTTTGGTGTGCGTATGCGGCATGGCTGGAAGGAATAATTATTGGGCTTTTAATTTACCATTACTTCCTAATAGAAAAATTAAGTTGCTGTGGAGTATATGGATAAAAAATTAGAACGAAATATAATACGGGCTCTCACTATAATATTAATTCTAATTGGCGTGTTTGGTTGTGCATCTGTTAAACCTATTACTAACTTAAAAACTAAAGAGATCACTACGCTCGATACCATATCAAAAATACCAACAATTGTTAGTGTATTAGGTTGTATGTTTGCACCGGGTAGTCCTAATTGTGACAAAGATATAAAAGACAAACCAGTATCGGCTATAACCGATGCTGAAGTTGACTAAATCGCTAATCTATTTTTATCAAAATCAATATCTAATAATTCGTCTGGCTTACCGTTTGGATATGATGGTTCGATTGTAAACTCTTCTCCTGTAAGATCATTCTTACAACCTGCTAATAACCAATCCCATTTAAAATTACCATCTACAACAAATTCCCAAAGCACATCATACGTTCCATTATCTCTAGTTTGTAAAAGTAATTCTTTTTTACAATCTTCCATTGTATTATATGTTTGTTGCATTTGAAACGTTTGTTGAGTATCGATTGGATTTTGTGTTATCAGATATGCTAAAATTAAAATTTTGTACATCTATGAAAGATTAGCTGGCTTTTTTGGAAAATGTAATTCTAAAATATGTTGAAAGGGGGTTTTACCTGTTTGTTCATGCACTCCTGCTTGAATTGCACTAGAAATTATACCTGGTTGGTAATTTCCTGTAGCTATACTTGTTATTGAACTTGTTGTGATGCTACCCACTAATGGTAATGCACAACCATTTAAAAACGTTATTACTAGTAATGCACCAACGATACGTTTCATAGTGTTTTATTTGGGCCAAACTACTCTGCAATTAAAGCACAGTTTTCTGTGTTGGCTTCCAATCCTTGATTTTTATCATATATCCAAAGGTATGAATATACAACTTCGTTACCGTTCACGGTACACTTTTTACCAAATGCGAGTTTTGGGTTTTTAATAGATCCACATCCTACTAGTAAAAGTGTTGTTAATATAATTAATATATTTTTCATATACGTCCTGTAATATTATTTATCATAATATACTACTATAATAGCACATCTTCAAACATTGTCAACCCGGTAATAATTGTATACTGTTAAGATCTCTAGGAAAAATACGATAAATATACACGTATATAAATTTAGGGAGAATATTATGTTATTTACAATTGGACTAGTTTTGGGATTTGTAATAGGGTGGTATGTTAACGAGAAAGTTGAAAATCTTGCTGACAAGGCAAATCCATTAAAATGGTTTAAAAAAAAGTAATAAGGAGTAATTATGTTGGAAGAGCTTAAAAAATGGATTATTGCCATTGCAAACGATTTTTGTAATAGTTCAATTGCAACCTCAGGTACAATCTGCGACGAAACTGTTGAAACTGCAGGTGCGATCTGTGATGGAACTCGTAAAGCTAATGCCGAATTTGTTAAAGCAATCATGGGCAAAGAGTAAGTAACAGAAGGAGAAAACTTATGTGGAAACCAAATCTTAAAGGATTAACCGATAAGATCAAGAATGTTGGTACTAAAGTTACTGGCGCTGGAAAAGGGCTAGGAACTAAGGCTAAGAATCTTGGTAAAGGTTCTGTAGACAAAGTTAAAAAACTAAACCCATTTAAAAAAAAATAAGGAGGAATCTTATGTGGAAATGGCTTGAAAAAGTACTTGGCACATCTGAGCAACCTTTAATACTAACCAAGGAGGTAAAACCTAAATTGAAAACTTATAAAATTAAAGGAAGAACTTATTACCTTCGAAAAACGAAAAAGAAAGATAAAAAATAAAATATGTGGACATGGTTAAAAAAAATAATTAGTGCTGAAGCAGTAGTTTTAGATAAAAAACCTAAACGTGCAAGAACTAAACGTGGACGCTATAAAGGTGATAACAAATCTACTAAAGACTACAACGAAGCATGGGTTGGCGGCAAAGCGCCTAAAAGAAAACGAAGACGGTAGTTGGCAAATACTAGACATCCTTGGCCAACACGAACAAGCCTATAGAGAAAAGAAATCCTGGGAGTAATTAATCATCAAATGAAAAAAAATTATAATGAATGGGAACGGATAAGTGTCTGGACTTTACGTGTTATGGTAGCAATGGCTTTTATTCTTGCATTTCTTATTATTACTGGAAAAATCGATTTATGGCTTGGATTAAATTAACAATATTAACATTATTACTATGTGTTGCCTGTGCAAAAACAAATCAAACTTTTATACTCGACCCTTCAATTACATATCCTGAAGAAAGAAATGTTGCTGTTGCCTGGCCTGTTCTTCCCGTTACTATAGAAGAAATTAAATAATACTATGTCGTTGATATATTCACCAATTCCGGTTTGTCTGGCATTTGAACCAATCAATTTATGTAATGCTCAATGTTTTTGTTGTCCATATACTGAATTTGCTACGGATAAAACGTTTATAAAACAAAAAATGTCAGTAGAACAAATAACACAATTAATGGATGATTGGGGTAATTTACTAAGAAAACATAATATAAAACCGTGGTCGGTTTCTGTTTTGCCGTGGCGATATTCAGATCCTTTACTCAACCCCCATTTAGATACTGTATTACAATTAGCAGACAAGCATAAAACAAGAGTAAGTCTTACAACAAATGCTATATCGTTTGGTAAACGACAATGTGACCTTTTACAAAAATATAGTCATACATTAACAAAAATATTCATTTCAGTAATAGGATTTACTGAAAAAGAAGTATGGGAACAAATGAAAGTTCACAGAAAAAAAGTGTTTCAAAGTTTAGAATTTGTAAGAGATAACTACCCTAATCTATCTAAGTTGATGAAAATTGCTATTAAAAATAGAAGCCAGGATCTTCCTCCAGGAGATACAGTAGAGGAATATGCAAAAAGAACATTAGGAAAAGCTACAGGAAAAGGTAATTGGATGAGTAATAGATTAGGAAAAGGAGATGCCGTTTGGGCGAAGCCTGTTAAATGGAATCCGGGTCCTAACAGTTTTGTTAATGGGTGTGGCCTAACTCCCGGAAAGATATTAAATCGTTTAGAAATCATGGTTAATGGTCGAGCGGCCCTTTGTTGTGATATGTCTTATGATCGTAATCATCCTATTGAGCAAACAAATTACGGTAATGTGTTCGATATTGGTATTGAGGGTGTTTGGGCTAACTTAACAAAACAACACCAACTAATATACGATCAAAAGTATTCTGAAAAGAAACTAGGATTAATATGCAATAACTGTGATAGGTCTGGAATAAGCAGTATGGGTTGGAAACTTAAAGACACTATACAACGCCAACAAAAGTATAAAAGAAAGTTTTTTGATAGATAGCATATAAAATAATTTACAAAATTTACAATTTGTAAATTCTTTACAAAAAAGTTGTAAATTTATTTACATCGTTTACAACGTACGACTTGATTTTTAACCATTTTTCTATTAATTTACAATAAATAAATTTTGTAAAGAAATTTTATGAAAAAAGAAAAAGAAACAAGTAACTGTGTAATACGTGATGACAATCACGATTGGGGTGGTGCGGAACCTGTAATTGAATACTCACCAATGCCGGAAGAAATAATTAAAGATGCTGATACTTTGCTAAACGAGTTACTTAAAAAATTTCCAGAAATTCATATCGACGAACCTATGAATTGGCCTTTTCGTAGTTAATTTTTATTCAATTATAGTAGCAATAAAATGAACACGGTGTTCGTGTCCACCATTAAGTGCAGTATGATATTTGGTATTATCAGTTATCCATGCATGGCCATCTGCTTTTAAATGTCGAGCTTCATTATCCACGACAGCAATACAACCCGGATTAGTTACAATCGGAATATGCAACCTACGTTCAGGATCACGATGCCATCTAATAACTGTCAATGAATTCTTCCAAACAAGTCTTGTTCTGCCGAGCTTGTACTTTGTTGATAAAGAATCGTATACGTGTTTAAAGTATGTATGTTCTAATACTTTCACAAACTGACTGTACTTTGCTTCGTCTACTAACTCTAGTCTTTGTTGTTCTTTGTAGTTGTTATCGTATTCCCAATAACGACCTAACACATTACCGCCCGTGATAGAATTTTTATCTCCTGGTACTTGCGTTAAGCAAATTGCACCACCGTCATTTGTATCGCCATAATATTGCTGTTGTTGAACTATACTTTCACACTCTTTAAGAGCTGTTTGCATTTTATCAACGTCAAACATAAATGGTGTTATCTCAAAATTTTGCATCTTTACTTACTGTGTGGAGGTAATTTCTTTTCAACCCACCAACGATGCTTACGTGTAATGGGATCGTACTTACGTACTTTTAACTTTTGATTTTTCTTTTCACCTTTATTAGGTTTCATTGCATAATAATAAAATGCGTGATCTTTTGAATCTGAATCTTCTGGAACTAGTCTTACTTTAGTATAAGGTCGTTTAGTTTTTGGTTTATCTGCTGGCATTAACTTTCCATTGTTGTTAATATACGATTAGTAACCTTATAAGGATCAGCATTACCTGACGGGCGTCTGTCTTCTAAATAACCTTTCCAATTATTTTGTGTAAGTGCTAATGGAATTCTAATACTTGCTCCTCTATCACTAACACCGTAACTAAACTTATCAATGTGTTGTGTTTCGTGTAAGCCAGTTAAACGTTCATCATTCTTACTACCGTACTCTGCAATATGTTCTTTATGAAAAGAACTAAACAGATCGCAAATACTTTTAATATAATCTTCTCCACCTTCGTTTCTCATCTTATCAGTTGAGAAGTTAGTATGCATACCGTTGCCATTCCAATCTCCCTTAATTGGTTTTGCTTCAATGTTAACATCTATGCCATATTTTTCTGCTGTTCTATAAAGTATATAACGTGCCATCCAAGCATTATCCGCGGCTTTTTTTGCACCTCTGCCAAACACTTGATACTCCCATTGTCCTAACATTACTTCTGCGTTTGTTCCGTGTAATGATATTCCTGCTTTCAAACAATTTGAAATATGTTCATGCATTATGTCTCTACCTGTAAACATCCTTGCTCCTACACGATTAGCATTACCTACTAAGGTTTGGCCAACGTTGGCTGTACCTATTCCGCAATAATAATCACCTTGTTCTTTTGGATACCCTTCTGTAGGCCAACCTAATGGGCGTTCATTTTCAATAAACGTATACTCTTGTTCAAAACCAAACCAATATTCTTTTTGGTTCTCACTTGTAATTTTTGCTCTTGTATTTGATATGTGTGGCGTTCCATCTGCATTGTACACTTCACATAACACTATTTGATCAGAATCAAATGGACTATTGTATAAACGTATAGGTTTTAATACACAGTCCGAACTTGATCCTTTTGCTTGTTGTGTACTTGATCCATCAAATCCCCACTCAGGAACTTCTAATAAGTTTGTACAATATCTGTCTATGATTTTAATTTTTGATCTTAAAGTAGCTTCGGGTTGATATCCATCTAGCCAAACATATTCTAGTTTATTTTTTTTAACTTCCATTCTTTTCCTTCCATCTTTTATATCCTTTTATCCAGTAGTCTTCTTCGCTGTGTAGTCCTTCTACAAACGACTCAAAATCGGCTGTAATAGAATAAGGTTTAATTCTTGTGTCTTTCTTTAACAGTTTCCAAAACTTCTTTTCTCTTTTCTTTGCCATATCTAAATCCTAGGTAGTAAGCTACTACTATGAATGCTGTAATCAATACTGTGTGCCAAATATAAAACATATTGTATATATTAATTAAACACTGCGTTTAAATGTGATTGTGGTTTCCTTATATTGTTTGCAATAGCATCATCTTTTGATATTCTGTGTAAACTATTTCCTTCTACTCTGTAGTAAGGCTGGTTAACAAATTTAATATGTTTTTCTTTATCCAACACCTCGTTTAACTCAACTTTGTCGTACGGCGATTGGATATATGCATCTGAGTCGGCAATAGGTTTAACCTTTTCTCTATCCAGTTTATGTTTTATGTACAATGCCTGTGTGCCACACAGTACCATACACATAGGAACTACAACTTTATCGCCAAAGTAATCTTTAAATTCCTGCATAAAACTTTTAGGATATTTGTGAACGCACATACCAAACGTGGTCCAATGGCTATAGTCGTGATTGAGTGTTCTAGCATATTCGTACACTTGAAAAAATATTGGTTGATAAATGTCTCTTGCCATACAGAATTGATGCATAGGATCATTGCCTTGTTGAGATACATATGGCGCCCAGTTGTTCCACCAATTAGATTCATTGTTGTCTTCAAACATCCAGTCTGGCAACAGGGGACCCCCGGGCCAGTCTCCGGTGTCTTTGTATTCGTTGTGTTGTTCGGGTGTGCTTTTTTCTAACAGCCACACTGCCGCGTGAGATACATTGAATGGATCACGGTGGGTGAATCCACCATTCTGTGTGCAAACCCAGTTGATAAACTTATCTGCTAGTCCTACACGGTCTGGCAACCATAGTCTAAAGTTGAGTCTGTTGTCAAATGGAACTCTCAGTGCATTGTACACTGCTTGATTTACATGATTGGATGCAGGATCTTTGCTGTGATCTGCGTAACCTACTGTTTGATAAATTAAGTTTCTGTCTCTTTGTATTTTCATTGTTATTGCTCCTGTTTGTTGTCGTCTTCTCTACTAGTTACTATTTTATCTGCAAGTCCATAAGCTACTGCCTCGTCTGGTGTCATGAATTTATCTCTTTCCATATCATCTTTAAGTTTATCTAAAGGTTGCCCTGTGTGCTTTTCATAAATTTTTGTAAGTTCGTCCTTCCATCTTAACAATTCATTAGCTTGAATTTGTACATCTGTTGCTTGTCCTCTTGCTCCACCTAATGGTTGGTGTATCATATGTCTACCGTGTGGTAACATAAATCTTTTTCCCTTTGTTCCTGCTGTGGCAAGTAATGATCCCATTGAACAGGCTTGTCCAACAACAATAGTTTGTATGTCAGAGCGGACGTACTGCATGGTATCATATATCGCCATACCAGCAGTAACTAATCCGCCTGGGGAGTTTATGTATAATGTAATATCTTTTTTGCTGTCTTGTGATTCTAAAAATAACAATTGGGCACACAATACTGATGATGTGCGTTCATCAATTGGGCCTTCCAACATTATAATTCTGTCTTTAAGTAAGCGAGAGAATATGTCGTAACTACGTTCTCCTTTACTTGTTTGTTCTATTACTATCGGTGTTAGTGGCATATAATTTATTGTATACTAAAAAAGTTATTTTGTCAATACTTGGCTTTTAACATATTCGAATGTTCTACGTAAGCCTTCTTCTAATGGAAAGTTTGGTTTCCATCCTGTAAGTTTCATTATTTTGGTATTATCAGAATTTCTTCTCATACATCCAGCCGGACCTGCTGGAAGATATTTTTTTGTGATTTGTTTACCAGATATCTTTATTAACATATCAGCAAGTTGTGTCATTGTAATTGCCTCATCTGATCCCATATTGATTGGAATATGAACATTGTTTTCTATAAGTTTATCAAGTCCTACCATTAGGTCATCTATATAACAGAAAGATCTAATTTGTGTTCCGTCTCCCCATATTTCTATTTCGCCTGGGTCTGATGCATTTAATATCTTAACACACATCGCGGCAACTACTTTTGAGTTTTCAAAAATATCTGAGTAAGGCCCATACATCGCATGGAATATTGGTAATGCAACTTTCATATCATAATACTTTGCATACTCTTGTACCAACTGCATATTGTAAAGTTTTTCCATTCCGTATATATTTCCTGCAGGCTTGGCTGGCCATATGTGTTCATCTTCATTTAAGTCTGGACCATTGTGTCCTTGCACATCTGTATTGTACATCATGGCCGAACAAGCATAAATGAAATGTGATTTATTCTTTGCCGCAAAGTCTAATGCATGAATTGATTGTATTGGATTACTTCTTCCGGTTGCCATTTGTGCTGAGCCGACAAACTTAGAGTTTGGTACGTCAGCCGACAAATGATAAACTCTATCAAAGTCGTTTTCAATTGTAATTTTATTTTCCATATTATGGCCATGGAACTCATCAACAAAAACAGGATCACCTGTTTTAAGTTTTTTATCTAAACCAACAACGTAATGTCCTTGTTTCTTTAAATGCTGTGCTAAATTTTTTGCTATGAACCCTTGACAACCTGTAATAAGAACTTTCATGCTTCTATTTAATTTTTTAATTTTTCAACGTCTTCCAATATGGATGTGTTTGTTTTGTGGTAAGATCTCGTTTTTTAGATGTCATAGCCACTTTACGATCATAACCTTTTAAATGATCCATGTATTGGCCAAGCTCACTATTAATAAATGGATGCCTTGCTTTTCTATCTCCGGACCATCGGCCATCGTTTAAGTCCTCATTTTTTATTTTTCCGGCCTGTTCCATTTCAAGTCGCACTGCATCAAATGTAAACGAATCTGTATAACCTGCTATTGGAAAATGATTTAGGAATCCTTTTTGTATATTAAAGAACAAATCTTCAGCATAATATTGTTCCCACCTTTCAAAAAATTCTGTTGCGTACTTATGAGCGGTGTTGAAAGCATAGTATCCTGTTTCTGAAAAGCCTTTCTTGGGTCTTCCTAGATATGATGTGAACGCAGTGTTTGGTAATATATGTTCTAGCCAAGACATAGGAATCTTTTCAAATGTAATAATGTCTGCATCTAAGTACCAAAGCATATCGGGTTTTGTTTTATAGTATGCATCTATACAGGCAAATACTTTGTAGCTGAATCTAATAGCATCATATTCAAACTTATATTGTTGTGGTTGCCATTTTGTAAGTCTCGGATTATCTTTGTTTCTTTCAATAAACTCTTTTAATACAAGTTGCTCTTTACATAAATCATAATACTCTGTTCGAGGCAACTCAAGTTGTTGTGACATGTCATCTGGATACAAAAGTATTTTTGCATGGCCCGGCCAATTCTTTACTGTACTTTGAATTCCTGCCTGTACAGGTTTAGGCCAATATTTTGGCCCCCATGTTGTTACAATTGTTAATGATTTCATTTTACAAAGCTAGATATCACTTCGTACAATTTATCGATTCCTTCTTTGATATTTTCACTACCGTTTCCTACAAAGAATCCGTTGTTGTGTATATCATCTGCGGCTGTCATTTGTTTTGAAGCTAAAAGAATTTTATTTGGGTTTACCCATTGTCCTGAAACAATAAAGTCTAAGTCTCTCATAACAGGTTGTTTTAAAAAGTTTCTTGATGCTAACGGTCTATTTTGTATTCCGGCTTTGCTCAATGCGTTAATAACTTCTGCTCTACGACCTTTTAACTCTCCATCTAGAACCATTCCAAACGTAAACCAACTGCTTTCACCTATTTCTTTTTGTATTCTGCACCACGGCTTATCTGCAAACAGTGAGAAGAAATGTTCTTTGTTTGCTAAACGTGTTTCCATAATGTTATTCCATTTAGTTAATTGTGCTGAACCAATTGCTCCACTCATCTCTAGTGGTCTAATGTTATAGCCCGGAGTTGCAAAAATAAAGTTATCGTTAAATGCGTTTCCTGTTTTTTGATACAATGTCGAGTTATCTGGTAAATCTCTAACCCAACCATGTGCTCTCATACTTCGCATATAGTCTGCATCATCTTTATCTGTGCATAAAACCATACCGCCTTCCATTGTTTGTATATGATGTGAAAAGAAAAATGAGAACGATCCTGCTAACCCTATCGCTCCTGTATACAAACCATTATACTTTGCACCCATACTTTCGCAATTGTCTTCTATTAATAATAAATTGTGTTTGGTGCATATGTCTATTATCTTGCTATACTCGCAACTGTTACCTAGCAAGTTAACTGGCATGATAGCACAGGTATCAGGAGTAATTGCATCTTCAATTTTGTTTACATCAATATTCCAAGTGTTAGGATCTACATCAACAAAGTTAATCTTAAATCCGTTTTGTACTATAGGAAAATATGTTGTTGCCCAACCAACCACCGGAACTATAATATTTCCTGTTAATTTATACTTCCACTTTAATAAACTTAACATTAATAAGTTTGCTGACGAACCGGAGTTAACCATTACAGCATGTTGACTACCAAACAGTTGTGCGAATTCTTGTTCGAACTGCTTAACGTGTTTGCCCATTGTGTACATGTCTGTATCAATGACTTTTTGTATTGCTTCTAACTCTTCTTTCCCCCAAGTAGAATATGCTAATGGATATATCATTTGTCCTCCTTTGGAACCAGTACTGATGGGAATACACTAGGCTCTGCTAACTCTGGTTTATTGTGTAATTTCTTTTGGCCTTTCATATGTATTAAAAACTCTGACAGTGGAGATGTTGGTACTGGGTCTTTAGTATTCATTCCTTTATGATACTTCATTAAGTCCATTTGTTTACAATACTTAAATGAATCTCTTCCTATTGCCATTGTATATTGATCTGCTTGTTGGTTGTCATACCCCCATAACTCTCCACTAATATAAATCTCTTCTAATCTATTTGCCCATTTCTTTGCTTCTGGGTGCTTTGGGTTATGCATATAAAATCCGGTTTCATCTCTCATTTTTGGCCTGTCAAAAAATGTACACAATGAATCGGCTGGACAAATTTCTCTAAGATAATCTAAATTAGGTTTGGCTGTATACAATGTATCTGCATCTGAATATAATATAACATCTGCGTTAGAATTTTTTACCCTGTGTGTTTGTGCAAAAACTTTATGTGAAAACTTAACACCGTTGTTTTTCCATACGTACTTTTGTCTATCCTCTCGCCAACCATGTTTTACAGGATCGTCTTTCCATTTGTCTACAAATTCTTTTAGTTGAGGTTGTGCTTTATACAGTTCATGGTAAACAATATTATCTTGGAATATCTCTGGTTCTTGCTCTTGCCAATATGCATGAAGTATACAGTCTTTTGGCCAATACTTAACAAACGACTCTATCATGTTCTTGGCACATAGATCATAATATCCTTTATTATAAGTTGTGCAAATTTCTACAGTTCTTGACATATTGTAATTTAGCAGGTTTGGTGTTGGCTGTCTACCTTTTACACCCGGGCACCTCTGTAGAAGATACCCAGGGGGGTCTACAGCCACTTAATTTATGCTTACCTATTCTTGCACACAGGAGTTGCCCTTTACGGCCATGTTGCTTCGGACTCTCGCCTTCACAACAGGTGTCTATACTTCCACCATAAGCACACTAGTAATTATATGATCTTATAATGATTTAGTCAAGCAAAACCAAATAACTATACATATATGACGTCACAAGTTCCTAAACGCACACGACAAATACAAAGGCATTACCTCGATAAAAAACAAGCAGAGAAGCATTGTATAGATATAGAACAATACTTTGAGCAGGAACTCCGAAGTTATATGAAATATGCTGTTAATGTAATACTACAAGGATCTATACTAACTCATAGACAACGTGTAGATTTTATAAGAGGATGGATGCGTTCTTGGTTATCTGATGATAAGTTACACAAACGATTGCACAAACATAAGAATTCGTCTAGGCCTACTTAAGAAGGTCAACGTTGTCTAGTTCACACACACCCCATATATGATCACCATGGGGAACATCGTTGAAATTTTTAGCATACTGTTCGCATATCTCTTGGCTCTCAAAATGCATACGATGCCATCCATCATAGTTCAATGATTCTGCTGTATGCCATCCACCATTTACTAAAAAATATACTACTAACGCCCATTTCATATTTGTTATTTAGAATATTTCGACTATGTATTAAATACTAGGTTATGGAAATAGTAGATACCAATTTTGTGTATGCTTTTATAGTAGCATGGAATGACGTTTCTCGTGGTGTATTCCTCACTGAATACTTTGCTAGTTTAGACGAATGTATGTCATATTTGCAATCATGGATCCATGATCCCACTCAAGTTAATCTAGAGTGTATCCAATTAATTTCCGATTAGAGCGGCTATTATTATTAATGCTAGTGCATAATACGGATAGTACGACTTAATGTGACGCCACCATGTTTTACGAGTAAAAATTTTTTCCTGTGCAAAAATTTTAGATTTAGAAAACACGGTACCCACATCAGTTTCTATATTCCATAGTTGTGAGTCTCTTCGCCATGGTTTGAGATCAAATATAATATAAAAGAAAACACCGCCTATAAAACAAATGAATAGAAAACCAAATATTACTTTAAGTATAGTAATCATGACTGGAATACTAGATGTCCTTTCCACCATGCTAACAAAAGTGATGTGCTAGTTATTATTACCCAAAACCATACGAAGTCCCATAGTGTAGGACCTTTATCTTTATTTCCTTTAAAAGGCATTATACAGGTACTCCCTTCATATAAAGCATAGCCAGGAACATTACAAAACAAACCAATAAAAGTGCTGTTATTATATAAAATTTCATTGTACCTTCCATATTACCCATATACAGTATGGTATTGCTATTGAATAGTAGATAATAAACAGCCATTCCATTATCTAGTTGCCCACCACATTAATCCTATTATTACAATAGCAACACCAAAATATAGCAATATAAAGAACAGTGTAACGTTGGGCTCTCCATGCATTATAGATATACCCTATACAAGACATTCCATGTTAGTTGAAATATTATAAGCAGTGCTAATGTAATCAAAGCACCTAGAATTATGTAGGTAATCCATTGTTTCATATAATAGTACTTATTGGCTATTGATGTGCTATATACGTGTACACAGAGAGGAGACACACACATGACAACAAACAAAAATGGCTTTGAAATCAGAGCCGATATCTTAAAACTAGCACAAGATCATCTTCAAACAGAGTTTAGTTATGCCCAAAGTCAATACGATCAAAGCATAACACAACCTGATTGGAAAGGTGGTACTGTGGCTAAACCTGTATATCCATGTACAAACGATGTAATCGAATGTGCTAAAGCGATGTATAACTTTGTAAACTCAAAAGTATAAGCAATAATCATAGCGGCCTGGGTATAGTAACCTTTTTGGCCGCTGTGCATTTTTTTTATATTGGGGGTATTTTATAGGCCACCTGGTGATTTTTAGACCATGGGGTTGCCATTTTACCAAATTTATCTTTCAAAAAAATTGCTATGCGACCACCCCTTCAATAAAAAAGATTTTTCTACCACCCCACCCTTCAAACCACATCTGATGGTGTCAAGTGTAATGACAGCCCAATCATTACACTACAACTCCTATTGACTCTTACTGCTTCTATGCTATTATTAAACTATAACGAAAGGAGTTGAATGCCAAACATATCATCACAACAAGTAGCCTATCTAAAAAGCCTAGTCAAGTATAAGTCATACTCAGTACATCACAAGTATCACTCGCCTGCTCATATCAAGTTCAAGTCATATGCTAAAGCCAAAGCCTATTGCATAAAGCACAATCTTGACTATAAATCAAGTTGGGTCCTTACTACTGTCAATCACTGTATATAATAACCCAACATATGTATAACACATTATATTCATTATAGTGTGTTATATGTCATTAGTGCCGGAGGCCGATGTGGTAATCGTATTGCTCGGGCGGGGTAAACTCAGATTGGCTATGTGGTTATTGCATGATCGACTTACTTCATAAGTCAGGCCTTCTCTTCGTTCATGCCATATACACATAGAACTCTATACTATATAGGGGATTACCAATCCTTACCATACCAACCCAGCGTCCTACCAATCTCTACCAGCGTAGAAGGGTACCCATCGACCAAACCAAATACACCAAGTTAGAACACACCGGAAGCAGACATCAATAGGTCTCCATATTACCAACGCTTACCATTCCTTACCATCTCCGATAGCGTACCGACGGTATGGCATATTGTTCCAGATCGTACTCCGTCTCAACCATTCGCACGGTGGTCATATGGGCAGGATAGGATAAGCGAAACAAAGTATTACCAAATAAAAATAGTTAGGATGGCCGGTGTAGCTAAAATACGATATGCTTTTATTCCACCATACGACAACAATAGATATATAATGTTATGCCTACCGAGAGAGAACGAG